AATTAAAATTAAAATTCTTAGAACAAGCTATTGGTAAAATTGCAGCATATGGACCAGGCGGCGGTGCGGGCGATACAACATCAATTACATCGTATACGAAGTTAGTAACCTCTTCTACTTATGTGGTTAGTAGAAAAGATTACTATGTAGGAATAAATTACTCGGGTGCTACTACTATAACTCTACCTTCTATAAATGTGGAGAATGGTAGACAGTTGGTAATTAAAGATGAATCTGGTAATGCAAGTTTAAATCCAATTACTGTTTTGGGTAATGTAGACAATGATCCGAATGGATTTATTATAAAAATAAACAATGGCGGAATACAATTAATTTATAGAAATGGTTGGAGAATAATATGACATATCTTTTTAGTAATACCGTCATTGTTGCTAATGAAGTGGAAATAAAAAATGATGCAGCTAACACTTTACCTATAAGTATAATACATGAGGGAAATGTTGTAAATCATTATAATGAGCTTCCTGTAACATTGTCAGCAGGTGCATCTGACGCATTTGGTAGATTGAGAATTAGTAATCCTTACACATTGGGAGATTACAAACACTTATATGGCATCGATCCCAATTTTATAGATAAACTTGATAACGGCGGAACCATTGCGTTCGTTAGAAATCAAGCATGCGCAAAGCTAGCCACAAATGCACACCCCCATAGTAATGTTATACATCAAACTAAAATGTATCATCATTATATGCCGGGCAAGAGTCAGTTAATAAAAAGCACCTTTAATTTTTATTCTAACACCACAAACGTAATTAAACGTACCGGATATTTTGACGAGTATAATGGTATTTATTTTGAACAAGATGGCAATGGAGTTCTAAGTTTTTGTATAAGAACAGATGTATCTGGTTCAGCAAGTGATGCTAGAAAGATACCACAAAGTCAATGGAATGTAGACAAATGTGATGGTACGGGACCTTCAAAGTTTAACCTAGATATCACAAAGACACAAATTCTTTTTATAGATTTTCAGTGGTTAGGCGTTGGTAGAGTACGCTGTGGATTTGTGCATGATGGTATTTTTATATCCGCCCATGAATTTTATAACAGTAATAACTTAGATGTAGTTTATATGAGTAATCCTAATCTACCAGTTAGATGTGAGATTAGAAATGTTGGTGCTACCACCGGAGCGAATCTAGATCAAATTTGTTCTACTGTAATTAGTGAAGGCGGTTATGTGGAATCGGGACAGGATTGGGGGGTAACTAGTCCTAGTTCCCGTTCGCTAAATTCTGGTAATACTTTACCAATTATGGCAATTAAACTAGCACCAACTCTGCGAGGATATCCGAATCGAGAAACCGTAAGAATGGGGCAAATAAGTTTATACAGTTCTGCTAGTACAATTAAATATAAACTGATAAAGCTTCCAAACGAAGGTTTTTTAATAGGTGGCGACTGGGCAAATGTTAATATAGAAAGCGGAGTTTTATATAACTCAAATGCGACTCTGTCTATTGATGGCGAAGAAATTGATAATGGGTTCATAACCGCAACTGCTGGTTCGGGGTCATCGGGTAAAGCGACTGCGGGAACTGCAACACCAAATGCCCCAAGTGTTGCTAAGAAAAATTTCATTACGCAGAATTACTTCAATTCTAATAGCGAAGTTTTTGTAGTAGTCGTTACCAATATTGGGCCAGATCCAACAACTGTGGAAGCTGGGGTGCAATGGCGTGAGATTTACTGATCCAAATATCAAAACATATAAATAATAAGAATTATATTCTGATAGAGCTCATGAAATTTAAAGATTACATCCGAGAAGAAGCCAGCAAACCTGATACCATAGTAGTCCTTAATGGCCGCATGAATCCAATGACTCGTGGCCACGAGGAAAATATAAATGGTATGCTAAAATTTGCCAAAAATCACAAAGCTGATCATTTGGTAATCGCTTCCCATTCTCATGATAGTAAGAAAAATCCATTAACTCCAGAACAAAAATTAAAGCATCTTAAAAGAGCTTTTCCCGGGGTTAATATAAAAACGTCATCTAAAGAACATCCTACAATATTTCATCAGCTATCTCAGGTACATTCTCAGGGGTATTCCCATGTGGTATTGCCCTCCGGTTCCGACCGCACTGAGGATTATGATAGAATAAAAGAATATAATGGTAAGCATGGCAAACATGGTTACTATAACTTTAAGACAATTACAACTGCCAGCACCGGAGAAAGACAAGAAGGTATCTCAGGAACAGACATGAGAAATCATGTTACTAATAATAATTTTAAAAAGTTCAGAGAAAATCTTCCTTCTAAATTATCTGCAAATGAACAGCATGCCAGAGAAGTGTTTAATGATGTAAAGACTGGGCTGACACCAAAGAAAAAAGTTACCGAGGATTATGAAAATCCAAATCGCTTTGATTGGGGCACTCCTGGCGGTACTAAGTATATGCAGAAAATGACTCCGAATAAACCTATTGAGTGCGTAACGCCCAATGAGGTCTGGAGCGAAAAGATGGGAATGTGTGTTCCTATTAGAGAAGCATATATTAATAATGAAATTTTTAAATTGGATGAAATCGTTGAAGCAAAAAATGGTGACAAAGGTCCTATCGTATTTCGAGGATCAACCTATGTTACTATAAAATTAAACGAAGGTGTTACTGTTAAGCACTGGCTTAAAGATATTAAAGAGTCAACCGGCAAACTTGTTGAAAAGAAAACTACTGAGCCTGTTGTAACTTATAAGAAAAGATTTAGCGAAAAGAGAATACCTGCCTTATTAATGACTAAGGAACAACTTGTAGAAATGAATAAAGAAAATTCTCAAATTACCTACATGGGATATAAGACAGAGCATTTTGATATGTGCCCCTCTGCACATGCTTTATTCACCAAATTAATGACTTTAGATAAATTAAATCCTAAGTACATTCTTCAAGCAATGCAGGCAACAGATCACTATTTGGGTATAGAAAAAAATGCACAGGCGAAAGGATTCGCTAACGAACAAATGGTACATGACTTTAATATGAAATTTGCTATTGCACATGACACCTTAAATATGTTATACGTTGAAGATAAAGATTTAGAATTCATGCAAGATCATCTTAAGATTATGTCTGATTTAAGTATGCATAGAGACGGAACCTTTGCGAATGAACCTTTAGGTACAGTAACTGTACAAGGTACAAGTATGGAAGAAAGTTCAGACAGCGCTGATTATAAAATTGTTATAGAACCCGGCGGTAGAAAACGTAAAGTTCGTATGTTTAAAGAACAAAGAAAGACAATAACTATGAATAACAAATATTCTAATCTTCGTAAAAGAATTCAAGAACTTTACGAACCAGATGCTCCTACCCATAACCGAGACATTAATTTCTCAAACGAAAAAGATGTGTTCCATGGTATAGATCACCCAATTGCTGACCAACACGTAGATGGAAAAGCTGTTGGAATGGTATCTTTTAAATCTTTTATGAATGATCCTGTTAATCAAAGGGTGGCAGCAGAGCACGAGAAAGATAGACAAGATGTGCATAGAGCTCAAACTCAATTAGGATTGAATCCAAGCCCTGCATATAAGCAGATGAAAAAAGTAAAACAACTGGAGCCATAGAATGGATGAATTGAAAACAGCGTTAACTAAAGTTTTAGCAAATACTTTCGTTATGTACTTTAAAGCACATGCATATCATTGGAATGTAGAGGGAATGTTTTTCCCCCAGTTCCATGAATTTTTCGGAAACCTATACGAAGAACTACACGGTGCAGTCGATCCTATTGCTGAACACATTAGAGCAATTGACGGTTACGCTCCAGCATCCTTATCAGATATAAAGTCTGCTTCTGTGATAGCAGAAAGTATGCTCATAACAGAACCTAAACAAATGATTAGTAATTTAATTTCTGATAATAATTTAGTTATTATTTCTTTAATGCAAGCGTATCAGGAAGCAGAAAAGGTTTCGGAAATAGGGTTGGCAAATTTCCTACAAGACAGAATCGACATTCATCAAAAACATGGTTGGATGCTAAAGGCTAGTGCAAAATGATTACATTTAAAAATTTTACTCAGGAAATTTCAGAAGAAGATATCGATAATCTAATCGAATCTTTAGAATGGGAAGATGTCATTGAGCTTTTTGATGAGGAAAATTTTATATTAGACGAGGCTATCTCCGCAACTGAAAGACTTAAGCGTGGGCAAAAGATGCGCTCAAGAAAAGAGATGCTTAAGATTGCAAGAAATATTAAGTTAAAAAGAGCTGCAAATACAGATGTTTTAAAAAGAAGATCTAAAGTGTCTGCAAGAAAACTTCTTATGAGAAAGTTTCTGAAGGGAAGAAGCAAGTCTGATCTTTCCGCAGGAGAAAAAAGTGCGTTGGAAGCTAGAATTTCTGCAGCGCTAAAAATGGCGAAAAATCTTCCAGATAGATTAATGCCAAAGGTTAGAGATATTGAAAGAAAACGTTTGCATAGTAGGGGAAAATGAGCATGAAGTTTAAAGAACTCAGAGAAAGTATTACCTCTAGAATGATATCCATGGCGGTGAAACATACTACACCAAAGAAAAAATCCATGGTGAAAGAAGGTGAGGCAGAGGATTCTTTAGCTAAATCGGATAAAGACAAGTTTAAGTCCAAATCTTATATGGATAATGATGGCGGTGCGGCGGTACCAAAGAACTTTAATGGTGCTGACAAATATATGGATAAAGGCCCTGCTAGCGGTACTGTAAAGAAAACTTATATGGATAAAGGCCCGGCTACTCCTCCTGTAGTAAAAGAGGAATATCCGCAAATAGGAGATGGAATTTATCTAGAATTAGATGATGTTTTAATTGAAACAGAAATTATAGATGAAACCGAAGATGGTTTTATTATTTACATGGATGAGCAAAGTGAAACTTTAGTATCAAAAATTCCTGAGTTTATTTTTGGGAAAGATACTGTTGATTCTTTGAAAAGAATTAAAGATAGGGATCGTGAAAATCAGGATCCTATGAAGAAAACTGCAGCTGCTGCAGATTTTTGGAGTAAAAGATTAAACAATCCTACAGGAAAAAATGTTAATGAAGCAGAGTATCAGGGTCGGGATGTTTCATTAAATAAACCAATGGCGGGCGATGTAGCTAAATCAAAAGTTTATGTTAAGGGGCCCAGCGGAAGAGTAGTGAAAGTAAATTTCGGTGATAAAAATCTTAGTATTAAAAAGCATATTCCTGCCAGAAGAAAATCTTTTAGAGCAAGGCACAAATGCGAAACCCCTGGACCAAAACACAAAGCAAGGTATTGGTCGTGTAAAGCTTGGTAATAGGCATCATTTTTTAATAATAAATAATTTAAGTAACATTAAAAGGAAATAAAAATGGCACGTATAACAAACAACTTATTTGAATCAATTCAAAAAGTGACTGCCGGCGAAGTCGTAGAAAGTTCGGTAGATAAAGCTCATTACTGCGCTACACACGTAGAACACGCTCTTTTGGGCTATGGACAATGTATTTCAGAACAACATGCTGAACCAGATGAGAATGGCGATATTGCATGGTATACTGTTCAATTCCCAACGGGAACTCATAAAATTTCTACAAACCAACTTAGAGTTGTAGAAGGCAAATCTCATATGCATTCTAAGAAGATGGCTGAAGATACCGAAGCCATCGAGGAAGCTGAAGGCGGAATTCCAAAGACCGACAGACATAAAAAATTAGCATCGCATTATGGCGATCCAAATCGCATTACCAGAGGCGATGTCATCACTGCTGCTAAAAAGAATGCAATGAAGGAAGCTAAAGATGTAAGCGCTTTCGATTGGAAGAGTAAATCTAAGGCACCTGAAAGTAAATTTTCGGCTAAGAAAACTGCTTCCGGAACCATTTATACTAAAAAGTATAAAGAGGAAAAGGATGATGATGATTTAAAATCACCTTCAAGAAGAGCTAGAGATTCTGCAGCAGTTCTCGGTAAAGGTGAAGTAAGAAAACAAAAATCCATGAAAGAGGGAACCATGCAAACAGTTATTAACCATAATGACTTCGTATTAGAAGTCACAGACAATCCTACGTTTAAAGATTATTTTGCAGCAATGCAAGCAATTGTTCCTTCTCTTGACGAGAACGTACAACAAGAAATGATTACAATTGCGACTGAAGCCTACAAAGAAGGTTACATTGACGTAATCTTAGAATCAATGGCAAAACAGGCATTTACTGATAGGATAAATAATTATAGAAAAGCAGGCTATGAAGTATATAATGAAAAGTATGTAGTGAATTCTGGCGATCCATACGTAGAATATACTGTAGAAAAGAACGGCGAAGTAACGAAGTATGTACATACCGGTGTTGCTATGCAAGTTAGTGAAGAAGATGAGATTCAGACTTCTGTAGATTCTCAGGGTCGTATTCGTTATATGAAAGATCCAAAGAATCCTAGTCCACAAAAATCATCTGTAGATGATAAAGGTAGACTACAATATAAGGATACAGACAGACCAAATTCTTCTTCCGTAGATGATCAAGGTCGTATTCAGTATATGAGAGATCCAAATAATCCTACTCCTCAGTATTCTTCAGTTGATTCTAAGGGTAGACTACAGTACAAGGGACCTACTGCTGGTCCTCAGCAAACTACTGTAGATGACAAAGATAGAATTATCTTCCGTAAGTAATGGCGTAAGCCCGACAGGTCGGGGTCGTTAGCCCGATCAAAAAATAATAAGGAGAGCAAAATGTCTCAATGGGGCAATTTAGATTACAAAGAATTGTTGGGAACCGCGGCAGTAGTTGAGGGCGCAACTAACGTAACAACAACAATCGGTAGCTTTACTACAGCTAACGTAAGACCAGGAGACGCTCTTCTGATTTCGAACGTTAAGTATAGAGTAGCAGCTATTACTTCTAATACAACTTTAACACTAAGTAATGCCTATACTGCAGCAACAGGTGCAGGCAGGGCAATGGCTATACAACAATCGCCTAAAGATCTTCTAACCTATGGTTGGACGTCAAACGTTAATTACGATAACCTAGTAGGTAAGCGTAATGTATTTGGTGTAGATAAATTAGAAGTTCAAAATCCTGATGTAAAAGCCAAAGGTATTAACTCACCAGGCTGGGTGCATTATAAGACTTGGACAAACACTCAGGGCTCTACTCGTCACAGAGCAGAAACTTTAGTTGCAATGTCGAAGAACTTTAATAGTAATGCTATTCCTTCACTGCAACTTGATGCACCAGATGATGCAACAATTCCTGATTATGGTGTAACCGTTTCAACAGTTAGTGCAACTAAGACAGGTACTGCGGCATCACCAAGTGCAATTTATGCGGCAACAGGAACAGTTATTCCTTCAGGTCCGACCCCAACATATACATGGCAGTTCTCGCCAAATAATATCGTTTGGGTAGGTCTATTGAACAACGATGGTCCGGTAAACACAGGAAATGCTACATCGTCAATAACTCTATCTAATATCTACGCAACACCTAATGTTATTAGTGGTTATGTAAGAGTTGTAGTTGGTGCAGCAGGAACAACTGATACAGCAACATCTGCAGCATTCCAGATTGTAGCAGGTTCCTAATTAGTGAAATAAATTAAAAGAAAATAATGGCAGATCTAAAATTATCTGATTTACTTGCCGCGACCGCTATATCTGAAGATACCTTCATTTATGGTATTCAAAACGGCATAAGTAAAAAGATTGGTTCAAATGTTTTATTCCAAAATCTAACCGACCCTATTCTTAAAGGTAGGGTCGTTTTAGATGGTGTGCAATTAATTAAGGGAACCGATACTAATCAAACTATTAGTGTAACTAAATCAAGAACTGAATTTAGTACAGGTTCTCTTGTGATGTACCCTAGTCTGCCAGAACCTTCTATTGATGGCGTTATTAAAATTCTAACCTTGGCAAATACGCAAGGTGGCAGAGTTGAAATAACTACAGCAAATTCTAGAATATTTCCTAATGTCTCAATTACTATGGATAAGCGTGGCGAGAGCCTTATGCTTATCTATAGTAGTAATTCTTATTCTAATGGCTGGGTTATCTTAGGAACAACACCTGGTCTGAAAACAAGTTTAGAATTACCTGAAGCAAATATTAGTGATCAAAGAATTCGTAGAGCTATTAGTGCGGGCAACGAAACTATAATTTATGATGAAGCTAACGGTAAAATTCGCATAGGCGATCTTTCTAATACTGTAGCGCAAATTAGTTTAGCCAATGTAACAACTGACGATTTACGTGAAGGTAACATCAACTTATACTTCACAAATAATAGAGCAGTAACTGCTCTAATTCCGGATTTAAATCAACTTAGAAAACCTAACGCAAATGTAATATACGTTTCAGTAAATGGTGATGACCGTTTAGACGGTTTAACAATGCCGAATGCTATTGCAAATATTCATGTTGCATTAAGTAGAGTTAACGCATATTGGACTGTTAAAGTTTTCCCAGGCGTTTATACGTTATATGGAAATCCTGTTACTATTCCAAGAAAAGTTTCTTTGATCGGTAATGATTTAAGAACTTGTGATATCTATCCTGAGAATCAAACCGAAGACATGTTCTATATGAACAACGGAGCATATGTCAATGGGTTTACATTCAGAGGGCATAGAGCAGCAAATCCGAATGATATTAAAAACGGATCTGCAGTATTCTCCTACAATCCCGATGGGTCTGCAGGAAATATTACAACCAGTCCATATATTCAGAATTGTTCGTCTATTACCACTACCGGCACTGGCGTAAGAGTAAATGGTAATTACGTGGGCGGACTACGTTCAATGGTTCTTGATGCCTATACGCAGTTTAATCAGGGTGGCATAGGTGTACACCTGTTGAACAAGGGATATATGCAGTTAGTATCTCTATTCACAATTTGCTGCGAATATTCCGTTCTTGCAGAACATGGTGGTTTTGGTTCCATTACTAACTCTAATAGCTCATTTGGTAATTTTGGTTTAGTTGCAGATGGTGCAAGTGAAACTTTATATTCTGCAAAAATAATTAGGCAAATTTCAAGTAGAGCAGTTGAAATAGAAACAACAGTTAAGCCAAATATTCAAGATAGATTATTAATGGCTAACTATAATCAAGAAAAATGTTTTAGAGACACTGGTCTAATTGTAGATTCCTTAGCGTTAGATTTAGCATATCAATCAAATACTCAGTCAAGATTCGCAGGATTACAGTACTGGGCACAGAGCGTATCTAAAGTATTAGATCAAAAAAATGAAGTTTCATCTACACTTAGATATCTAAAGACCTTAGCTACGAACGTAGTAATTAACAGTACTAACTGGGATAATGCTGCCAATGTACCTTTTCAGGGAACAAATACACAAGTTATTTTGGGCGCCGCTCCCGGCGATGGCAACACTTCTAATTTGGTTGCAGGTGCGTTTGATTTATTTTTAGATGTTTATGAAAATGGTTTATTTGGCGTTACTGACAGGATAATACCTAATTCATATCCCGCAAATTCAAATCCAGTCATTCAAAATACTGCAAATTTACTTATTGCAAATAAGAACTTCATGCAGTCTGAAGCGCAGGCATTTTTGACAACAAATTTTCCATACGCGACATATATTCCCGGAACAAGTATGTTCCTAGATGCGGGTAAACTTATAGATGCTATAACTTTTGATGTTTTACATGGCGGTAATAGACAAACTATTACCAGGGCAATATTATATTATGATTATATACAGGATTCAACCGCAGTTAGAAATCAAAGGGTTCAAACCAGCGGAGCTTTCTCCTTTATTAAAACCTTTATAGACGATATTCTAACTCTAACGCCTATTGCAAATACTTATCAAACTACTTATACTCAAAATACTACTATAGGTAATGCAGTAACCAGTAGCGAAGTTTTATATGTAAGAAATAGGATTGATGACATAACAAATATTATTGATAACGGTCCTGATTATGAAAATGTTCAATATAATATTGAACCGATCTCGCTTACCGCAAATACTAACCCCAATGTAGTTCTCGCCACTCAGATTATTCTGGCAAACAGAGATTTTATTAGAGCAGAAGTACTTGAGTATGTAAATCAAAATTGGAAAGATTTAAGTAATGGTACAAGAAACTTCTATACAGTAAACGAATCAACTGACGTATCTTCTAACCTTTGCATTGTTACTTTTGATGAGAAAATTCTTGCCGTAGATAGACCTTTGGCAAATAATAGAATTAGTTTTTATCAGGGAAGTTACATATCAGGTTCTAGTCATACTTTTGAATATGTAGGTGCGGGAACTCAATTATTGCCTGCCTTACCAATGAATGGCGGCATACCTGTACAAGACCATGAAGTTGTTGAAACTCGTGGAGGTTCAGTATACTATACAAGTACAGACCATAAGGGTGATTTTAGAATTGGTAACGAACTACTAATTAATAGAGCAACTGGTACGATCAACGGTAGAACATTTAATAAGAGCTTGTTCGCGGTTATGACCCCGTACATTTTGGCATTACAATAAAGGATTAAAAATGGCAACGTTAGTTCCCTTAAATACTTTTAAAACAATTGCGGCAAATATTACTACGAATCAAACATTACTCTATACTACTCCTGAAGAAGTCGCAACAATTATTCTTACAGCTCAGGTAAGTAATACGGGAAGCGCCGACGCTAATGTTACATTTATTCATAGATCCAATGTATTAGTAGGTGGCACTAGAGTAATTACTGATACAGAATTGGTTAAAGATTTTGACATCCCTACAAAAGATGCATCATCAGTTATTGTAGGTAAAATTGTTTTAGAAGAAAATCAGGCAGTTCTGGTTAGAGGTAGCGCAAATGCTACTCTAAAAATTCTTTTAAGCTTGTTAGAAACTTCATTAGTATAAAAAAATGTCCTTAAAAAGTCTAAGCGGAAGAGTAAGGGTAAAAAACCCGGCAAGTGCGGATCCGGCACGATATAGCTATTTAAACGTAGAAAATGCGGAACCTAATTTAGGGTTACCGGATGCAGATGGCTACATTTTAAAGGGTGATGTAAACGGAAGACGATATTGGACTGCAGGTGCTGCCAACGTAAGACCTTCTCTTAGATATGACTACATTGCAAGCGAAGGGCAAAATGTTTTTAGTAATACTACCGTAAGTTTAACAGGTAGATCTTTATTCTTTGCAAATACAGATGTAGTTTTAGTTCATATCAACGGGGTATTACTTTCTCCAACTGGTAATGTTCTTTTAGGTGCAGAACAGATACCTGACTACACCTTGGGCGATAGTTCTATAACATTGTCCGAAGCTGCATCCGCAGGCGATATTGTTACAATTATGCCTGTTCTTGGTGGGTCTAGTGGAGATCGAGGACCAGCTGGACCAACAGGCCCGCAGGGTGCTACGGGTGCAACTCTTTTAGTTGGTGGACCTACAGGTGCAACCGGAGTTCGAGGAGCAACAGGTGCCACTGGTGCAACAGGACCTACGGGACCGCAAGGCTCTACAGGATTAGGTGCCACAGGCGCAACAGGGCCAACCGGTCCGACGGGACCTACGGGGCCTACAGGCCCCGCAGCAGCGACAGGTGCAGAAGGTTCGACCGGAGCCACAGGCCCAACCGGTGCTACGGGAATTGGTGCAACAGGTCCAACAGGTGCCACGGGTGCGACAGGTCCTAGCGGCCCATCGGGATTTATAGGACCATCTGGGCCTTCGGGTCCTACAGGATCTACAGGTTCGACCGGAGCCACCGGACCTACGGGACCAACAGGGCCTTCGGGACCAACAGGACCATCTGGACCCACTGGCCCATCGGGATTTATCGGACCTACCGGACCAAGCGGACCTACCGGACCTAGTGGGCCGACGGGACCAACAGGGCCTTCGGGACCAACCGGACCAAGCGGACCTACGGGAGTCTCGGGGCCTAGTGGCCCTTCAGGGCCTTCCGGACCTAGTGGAGCAAGAGGACTTCAAGGACTTCAAGGAATACAAGGAATACAAGGATTGCAAGGAAATCCTGGCTCCCAAGGTATTCAAGGGCCAACAGGACCTACTGGGCCCACTGGGCTTACTCCCGCAATAGGCGGATCGACTACGCATATACAGTACAATAACAACGGATCCCTATCCGGAGATTCAAACTTAACATGGACGGCTAGCGGATCAGGTAGAAATTTAATAGTTGGTGGATCAGATGGCACAGCAAATCATGGAATAGTTTCTAGATTCTTTAATTTCAATTCTTCCGGCACGACGATATATTATAACGTCGCATCGACTTGGATTTCTTTTGATATTGCAAGTGGGCAAAAATTCCGAATCGCAAACAACGGAGACGTAACTGCGGCGGGTGACGTTATTGCGTATGGTGTATCTGATATTAGACTAAAGAATAATATTAAGGTTATAGACAAGGCGTTAAATAAAGTATTACAGCTAGAAGGTATAACTTATAATTGGAACAATATTGCTGCTGAAAAAATAGAAAAATCTACAACAGAAAGAGAATCTGGTATTATTGCACAACAAGTTAAAGAAGTTTTGCCTGAGGCTGTTTCTGAAAGAGCAGATGGTTATTTAGGAGTACGTTACGAAAAACTAATACCTCTTTTAGTTCAAGCAATTAAGGAGTTGAAGGAAGAAGTAGAAGAACTTAAAAATCGTTAATTTTATTGAAAGTATATTATGAGATTTCATATTTTGGGAATACCTCATACGGTAACATCTAAAGAATATAATGCCTGCGCATATACGCAAAAGGTTGTTAAATTTGGTAAGATGATGACACAGAGAGGGCATACTGTTATTCATTATGGGCATGAAGATTCTGATCTTATTTGTTCTGAACACGTTAGTGTAATTACAAACAAAGATTTAGAAATTGCATATGGTAATTATGATTGGAGAAAAAACTTTTTTAAGTTTGACGTAAATGATCATGCTTATCAAACATTCTACAAAAATGCAATTGCTGAAGTAGGTAAAAGAAAGCAAAAGAATGATTTTATTTTACCTTTTTGGGGGCATGGTGTAAGACCTATTTGCGACGCTCATCAGCATGATATGATTGTAGTTGAGCCAGGTATAGGATACGCCGGCGGACATTGGGCAAGATGGAAAGTATTTGAATCCTATTCTATAATGCACGCATTTTATGGAATGCAGGGAGTCGGGCATTGTCAGTCTGATTGGTATGATGTAGTTATACCAAATTACTTTGACGAAGAAGATTTTATTTATTCTGAGGAAAAAGAAGATTATATTTTGTTTTTGAGCAGGGTGTACGAAGGCAAGGGTATTCATATTGCAGTACAAGCAGCACAAGCAGCGGGAGTTAAGTTAATTGTTGCAGGTCAAAATCCAGACAATCTTCAATTCCCTGATAATGTTACTTACGTTGGTTATGCAGATGTAGAAACAAGAAAAAGATTGATGGCAAAAGCCAAAGGATTAATTGTAGCATCGTTGTATATGGAACCATTTGGTGGTGTGCAAATAGAAAGTTTATTATCCGGAACACCGACTATTACTACAGATTGGGGCGCATTTACAGAAAATAATATACAAGGTGTTACTGGATATAGATGCAGAACATTTGCAGATTTTGTAAACGCAATGAAAAATGTGGACAAAATCAAATCATCGGATTGTAGAAAACAAGGGGAAAGATTTTTACTTCAGAATGTTGCCCCAATGTATGAGAAGTATTTTCAAGATGTGCTAAATGTATATACCGGAAAAGGCTGGTATGAAATTAAAAAGAAAAAGGAACCAAAAAAAATTTTTATAGACTGCGGAACACATATGTTCCAAGGATTTGAGAAACACAGATTAAATTTAAACATAGATAATAAATGGGTAATACATGGGTTTGAAGCTAATCCATATGTTTACGAAGCAGCAAAAGATTTAAGAAAAAATTACATATCTGAAGGTTTAAATTTTAATCATCATAATCTAGCGGTAGGAACTAAAACTAAATCATCCACAGTTAATTGTGCTTGGGCAGGATATTTGGGAGGGTTTTTGCACGTTGGATCCAACACGTTAAAAAATCCTCCAGCAGTTGATACAGTTTTTGGTGAGAATTTTGATTATGTGGAAAAAAGAATACATGAAATTAATTTTTCAGACTTTGTTAAAAACATATGTGATGACGAAGATTATTCAATTTTAAAAATGGATATTGAGGGTTCGGAATTTGAGGTTTTGGATCATATGATATTAACGGGCGCTATTAAATTATTCAAAGAGGTTTATATAGAATTTCATCAAAGATTTTTTGATAATCCCTCTTTTTATGAACAAAAAATTCTAAAGTATAAAGAATTTTTTAAAGAAAATAATATAATTCTAAGGGAAGATGGATAACAATTGAGATATAATTTTGGCGAGTAACCTATAGTAATTGAATTCTTTTTTTCATGAAATGCTATCTACTATCCAATTTTGGATTAATATAAATAATAGAGAAAAGTCTTGGAAAAAGAATGACAAGAGCACGAGTATTTTCAAAAGGTTTGGGTGGCGGAGGCGGAGCAAATGCTAATATAAATTTAGCAGATGTCCTACCTCTTCTTACTACTGCTAATGTAATTGAGATTTTCCCAAATGTTTACTACAGTAATGCTAGAGTATTTGCAAATATTAATCTTGCAAGTCTAGATGATCTGTTTGATGTAGGAAATACTACTGGTAAGGTCGCAGGACAAGGGCTAGTTTGGAATGGAAATGTTTGGACATTTGGTAACATTTCTGCAAATTTAAGTCTATTTACTACTGACGATTTACCTCAGGGCAATACCAATTTTTACTTCTCTAATGCTCTGGCTAGACGAGCATTTACTGCAGGAACCCCTTCAATTGTAATCGACTGGAATCTAGGTACCATTTCGGCTAACCTAGAAGCAGTTGCTGCGTCTGCAAATACAACTGATACATTACCAGAAGGCGCTGTTAATCTTTACTATAGAGACTCGAGAGCGCACGCTAATTTAAAATTAGCTAGACTTTCTGATTTAAGTGATGTATATACAAAAGGTGATATCCTACCAACAGGTCATCCTGGGGCAGGAACTCCCTTAACTCAAGTAAATACCGGATATACTTTAGTTTGGCATGAAGAATCTAATTCATGGATTGCCGGCAGAGTAGTATCTGAAGAATCAAATGTTGCTAATTCTGCAATAGAAGCCAATACTGTATTAAGTCTTGGTAATCTTACAACAAATGATTTAGCTGAAGGCAATGTAAATTTCTATTTTACCAATGCTCGTGTTTTAGCCAATGTAGAAAGAATGAGTATCAACGTATTGGCAGATGTCAATACTTCAGATAGTCAAGAAGGTTACATACTTACTTACATTGGATCTACTTGGGTTGCAAGATCTCTAGGTAATATCTCAAATATTGATATTGTAGTATCCACAAACTTCGCAAACACCGCAGGGTTAGCTAATGTTGCTCTAATAGCCAATACTGCAAATTTAGCTTTAGTAGCTAGTGTTGCAAACTTAGCCCTTAATACCCAATTAGCTAATTCTGCGACCTTCGCATTTACTGCAAACGTTGCGAACCTTGCGTTAGTAGCATTGACTGCTTTAACAACAAATGCGGCAACACAGGTTCAGAATTTAAATAATTTTACTACTGCTAATTTAGCAGAAGGTGTAAATCTTTACTATACAAATGCAAGAGTTCTATCTAATGTAGAACAAATGAGTATTAATGTATTGGCAGATGTCAATACAACAAATGTTTCCGTTGGTACAGGCATTGGCTATGTTTTAACTTGGACAGGTTCAGAATGGGCGCCTAATGCCTTGCCCGGTGCAAGCGATACTTCAGGTTTTGCAGAAAGATCCAATGTAGCTAACGTAGCGTTGTCCGCAGTATCTACAGAAAGAGCTAATGTAGCAAATACTGTTTTAACGCTAAGTAATTTTACAACTGCGGATTTACGCGAATCTTTTAGCAATCTTTATTACACATCTCAAAGAGTACGAGATGATATTCAAAATGCTATTCTCAATAAAGATATTGAGATAGGCGATGCAATTGTTAATGGTAATCTTAATGTTAGGGGAAATTTAACATTACTAAATAGCGATAATGTTTTAGTTAAAGCCAGAAGAATAACTTTAGCTTCACAGGCATCTGGAGTATCCCAGGCAGAAGGCGCTGGCATCTATATTGAAGGTGCCAATGTAGCATTCGCATATAGTCAGACAAATGATGGTTGGGGTTTAGATAAAAATCTAACCATCAATGGTAACCTATTACCTGCAGTAAATGGACAATATAACTTAGGTCAACCCGGAAAGTTATGGAGAGGCGTTTATATTGGCGCCCAAACCATCTTCTTAGGCAATACCTCTATTGGTGAAAATCCAACGGGCGGATTAATCGTTCAAGATCAGTTTGGTAATCCTGCAGGAATTGATTTATCTAATATTGTTGGTACCGAATATGTTTCGATTAACAGATTAATAGGTAATACAAACCCCGAAATAGAAAATCAAGCCTATATCGGCGGTAATGTTAAGCAATTCACATCCGGCAAGACGGGTAATATTTACTTTGGTATTTTAAAGGATGGAACTGTTAACGAATTCGCAGGTATGCGAGTTATTGAAGCCAATATTGATGGTAATGTAAGAAGTGATGTTCTATTCTACAATGATTATGAAAATAGAAATAATTCTACAATTAGATTGGGATTATATGGTGATGGTAATATTGGTTTAACAAGTAATCTTGTTATATTCAATAACATTAATTTAATTGATAGATTTGGTAATTTTGTAGGTAACGCATTCTTAGGTACTACAGACGTAGCAATAGAAAAAGGCGGCACCGGCGCTAACACCCGACCAAATGCAAGAAGAAATCTATTCTCAGATTTCTCGGGCGGCCTTGTAGCTAAGATTGGCGGAGCAACAAATACACTTGTAGCAACATCTATTGTTGCAGGTACAGGTGTTTATGTAACGGATGGTGATGCACAGAATGGTAGTCCAACTATTGCTATTGGTCAGAACGTACATCCTACTGCATCAGTTATATTTAGTAACGTTACTGTTAATGGACAATTAAACAGCGATGACATTACTGCGGCAGTTATTACCGCAAGAACAGATTTAATTGTTCAAGGTAATTTGACAATTCGTGGTAATATTACTACAATTAATTCTACCACAGTAGTAATTGATGATAAGAATTTAGTACTTGCGAATAATGCGATCGATGCATCGCAAGCGGATGGTGCGGGCATTACAATTAATGGTGCCAATGCTACAATTAATTACGCAAGTGGCGGCGACAAGTTTGTAGTAAATAAAGCATTAGAAGTACAAGGCAATTTAACTTTAGGTTCGTATTCTGTTACCGCAGAACAAGTTAATGTTACTGGCGATAAAGTAATTCTTCTTTCATCGGTTGCAGGATCACCAACTTCCAATGCAAGCTTAGTAGTAAATAGAGGATCCAGTCCAGATGTAGATTTAAAATGGAATGAATCTACTGATCGTTGGGAATTTACTAACGACGGCACAAACTATTTTGTTTTACCCAGACCAGAAGAATATGACAATGTAATATATGATGTTTCAATACAGAGTGGAACCACTCCTGCTCTAAGTGCTAATTTAATTCTAAATGGAAGAAAATCTGGTAATGTAATTTCTACAGATAGAATTGAAATTGTTGGTTCTGGTTTAGTAAAAGTAACAAGAACAAATGATGACAAGTTAAATATTGCAGCAGGCGTTGGTACAATTACAGTAACAAATATTGATAATGCCGGAAATTATGTTCTAGATCAATTTCCGCTAGGAACCTATAGATCAGCAAAGTACGTTTATAGTGCTTTAACGACATCATATATTTCTGGCGGCCCACATCACGCAACAGGAGAAATTTTAGTATTGCATGATGGTGCAAATGCGTATATTACTCAGTATGCAATGTTGACGTCTACAGACGATGATGTAATTAATTTGGACGCCGACATAAATAGTGGGAACCTAAGATTGTTAGCAACTGCAACGTCGGGTGGTCATTTGGTTACCTTAAAATTAACTGGTATAACTTATACTGAAATATAATAAATGCAAGATTTTAGAGTAAAATCCGGACTAAGAGTCGATGGTAATGTATATGGCGTTACCAATTTAACCGTTACCTATAGCGGTTCCTTTGGTAATATTAGAGTTACCGGAGATATTGTAGGTAATGTTGTTGGCACAGTTAGTAGCTTAGCCAATCATACTACATCAAATCTTGCAGAGGGTAACAATCTATATTATACAAATGCCAGAGCATACGCTAATTTAACTTTAGCCAGTATCAATGCTCTGGCGGATGTTGATACTGTTAATGTTTCTCCGCTATTAGGATATGGATTACTTTGGGACGGTTCAAAATGGGCGCCAAACGTAATCACAGTTTCAGATACAGAATTAGCGAATGTTGCTAATAGTGTTCTTGGTATTGTACAACAATCTATTTCATCATTCCAAGCAAATGCTGCTCTCGTATCGGAAGAAGCAAACGTTGCTAATGTTGTTAGAACTTTAGCGAATTTCACTACTGCAAACTTAGCAGAAGGTACTAATCTTTACTTTACTTCTGAAAGAGTGCTAGATGCCTTAGAAGGCAATAATGTTACAGTTAATAATTTAACTGTATCTGGTGATTTAGAAGTACAAGGAAATATTGTAACTATTAATACTGCAACACTAGTTGTAGAAGATAAAAATATTCTTCTTGCGAACGGTGCAATTAATGCCGGCCAAGCTAACGGTGCAGGTATTACCATTGCGGGTGCAAATGCATCCATTACATATGATTCAGCCAACGATCAATTTGAAACTAATAAAGATTTAGAAGTACAAGGTAATGTAAATATTGCCGCAGCAACTGAAGCAGCAAATGGATCGACTACTGGCGCACTAACAGTTACAGGTGGCGCATATATTGCTGGTAATTTGAATGTTGCTGGTGCAATATTCTCAGAAGCAGAGCCGGTAATTAATTTAAGTGCAATGAATCAGAGCTTGGCGGTATTAAGATCGCAAGTTCTCGCACCTTCAAGTAACGTATTATATGTAAATGGCAACGGTGATGATGCAAACGATGGTTTCTCATATGCAAACGCTCTTGCTAATATTCACACTGCATTAAATCGCGCACAACCTTGGACAACAGTTTTTGTTAAGAGCGGCGATTATGTACTTTATAATCAGCCAGTAACAATTAAGCAAAGAGTTGGTTTGGTTGGTGATAACTTAAGAACAACAACTGTTAGACCAAGTCAAGCAAACGTAGATATGTTCTACGTTGAAAACGCATCATATGTAACAGGAATTACATTTAGAGATCATATTGCACCTGCTGCAGTATTCTCATATAATCCAGATGGTTCCGCTGGAACTATTGTAACAAGCCCGTACATCCAAAATTGCTCATCCATTACAACTACCGGTACAGGTATGCGTGTAAATGGTAATTATGTAAGCGGATTACGTTCAATGGTTTGTGATTCTTATACCAATACTAATGAAGGTGGTATAGGAATTCATATGTTGAACAGAGGCTATACTCAGTTAGTTTCTGTATTTACTATTTGCTGTGATATTGCTGTACTTTGCGAGGATGGAGGTTTCTGTTCTATCACAAACTCCAACGCATCGTTTGGTAGATTGGGTCTATTAGCAAGAGGTGTTAGCCAGCCGCTAAACTTCGGAAAGTTCGATTCAATCGTAGATACGGATGAAGGAACCAAATATTTAATTAAGGATTTGAATTCAAGACCGAACTATGGTGACGCAGTTCTGTTTGCCAATTACAATCAAGAAAAATGTTCTAGAGACACAGGTTTAATTGTAGATTCATTGGCATTTGATTTGGCATATCAGTCAAATACACAATCTGCTTTCTCTGGTTTACAATATTGGGCACAAGCAGAATCTGCTATTCCAAACCAGGCAGAGGAAACAATTGCCGCATTTAATTATGCTAAAGATTTAGCAACGAATGTTGCATTAAATATTACCATTACATCTCCAAGACAAGCAAATGTTACCCAAACATCTGGCACTGCTGGGGCATGGGTATCGAGAATTTCTGACGGATTTGATTTAGTTGCAAATATTATTACCGGCGGAACGATAGGTGTAACTGATAGAATTATTCCAAATGGATTCCCTGCAAATACAAATGTAGCTGTTAATGATGCAGCCAATTTAGTTCTTCTGAACAAGTCATTTATTCAGAAAGAAGTAATTGCATTTGTTAATCAAGAATATCCAGGATTCTTTAGTAATGCAAGTAATTTTATTGATGCAGCAAATGCTGCATCAAAATGCGAAAGAGATACAGGTTACTTACTTGATAGTATAGTATTTGACTTCCTACATAATGGTAATAGACAAGCTATTACTTCGGGTGTATATTATTATAATAATGATTTCAATACTACACAAATTGCCAATCAAATTCCGCAAACAACTGCGGCATATGATTTTATTGGATCCATAGTTGATGATATTGTAAGAAATAAAAAGGTTGCGGCATATAATCAAGAAAAATGTGAAAGAGATACTGGTCTAATCGTAGATTCTCTAGCATTTGATTTAGCTTATAATAGTAATACGCAATCCAACTTCGCAGGTTTACAATACTGGTCTCAGACATCTTCGGCAATCCCTAACCAGTCTGAAGAAACTGTGGCAGCAATTAATCATGCCAAAGTATTAGCTGCAAATGTTGCACAAAATATTACTATTGCTTCTCCAAAGCAAGCTAATATTCTGCAAGTATCTGGTACAGGTGGTAGCGCACTAGAGTCAAATACAATTACTAATAATTATAACTTAATTATTGATATTATTAATAATGGAACTGTTGGTGTAACTGATAGAATTGTTCCTAACAGATTCCCCGCTAATTCTGATGTAAATGTTAATAATGCTGCGAATTTAATTCTTTTGAATAGATCATTTATCCAGGCAGAAACAATTGCGTATATAAATCAAACATACCCAGGATTCTTTGCTAACGCTAATAACTTTATTGATCCTGTAAATGCAGAAGCAAAATGTTCAAGAGACGTTGGATTCATTTTAGATAGCGTAGCTTTTGATTTAAGACATGATGGTAATAGACAATCGATTCAATCGGGTGTGTTCTACTATAACTTCAGTGCAAACACAACTCAAATTAATGATCAGATTGTACAGACCGGCGCAGCATATAATTTTATTGGTAGTATCATAGATGAGGTTGTAAGAGGAGTTCCTGTAGCAAATGTAAGGCAAAATGTCTATACTCAAAATACTACAGCAGCGACTGCCGCAACCTTTGAAGAAGCAAACATTGTTCTGCAGAAAATTAGTTTAATTAATAATATTATTACTAGTGGGCCAAATGTTGCTCTGGCCAAAACATCATTAAGCGGAAATGTTATTACAATCTCCACAAATGTGTCAAATGCAGTTAAATTAATTTTAGCAAACAAAGATTTTATTAGAGCAGAGACAATTGAATTTGTAAATGCTACATTGTTCGATCCTCCGTATCAGTCTGTTTATAGACAAAATACTACAGCTTTCCCTGCGGCAAGTTTAACCGAAGCAAACTTAGTATTAAATAATATAGATCTAATTACAAATATTATTGAGAATGGTGCAAATGCTGCTCCTGCTAGAAGACCAATATCTTATAGTACGTTAAGTAATGACTCAAATGTAATTAATGCAGCTAAAATTATTCTATCTAATAGAGACTTTATTGTTGCAGAAGTAAATGGATACATTAATAGAAATTGGGCAAATATTAGTAATGGAACAGTTGCTTTCTATACAGTAGCTAACAGCACACCGCTTGTAGGAAATACTTCGTTAGTTACTTTCCTTGAGGGTGCGATAGAAGATATTACTCCGATAGCAAATTCTACAGTGAGTTTCCATCAACCAAGTTATATTTCTGCGTTGGGTTACACATTTGAATATATTGGTTCGGGCACTAATTTACAAACGGCATTACCGTATAATGGCGGATTCCCGATTCAAGAAAATGAAGTTACTGAAGAAAAAGGCGGAAGAGTTTATTTCACAAGTACAGACCAACAGGGCGACTTTAGAATTGGTACAGAACTAGTTTTCAATAGAGTAGATGGAACAATTTCAGGTAGAACATTTACCAAGGCATTGTTCTCAGTTATGACACCATATATATTAGCAGTCGAAGGATAAAATCAAATGGCAACCGCATTAAACGTATTCAGAACAGTTACAGCAGACCTTACAACCGAAGATAAGTTGTTATATACTGCACCAAGCAGAAAAACATCTATTTTCCTTTCGGTTCAGGCTACTAATCTAACTAATAATACTGTTCAAGTATCTTTTTATCATGGATCAACTGCAAATGTAAAGACTGCTCTTGCTAAAAACTTCAAAATTCCAACAGGCGATTCTATGGCAGTTATCAGCGCGGGTGCTAAGTTGGTGTTAGAAACAGGACAAAAAGTATATTCAAGCGCAAGCGCAAACAATTCAGTTCAATTAGTAATGAGCGTACTAGAATCAGCAAATGACTAAACTAATATCGGGAAGAATTGCTAAAGTAGACAGCGCTAATGTCAGTGCTGATCGTTATCAATTCATAGAGCTTTCAGAAACAGAACCAGATTTAGGCCTACCTTCTGAGTTAGGTCAAATATTCACCTCAGACTTATCCGGTAACAGATATTGGGTTCGTTTAGATACTGCAAACGTAACAGAACTTAATAATCTATATTTTACCAATACTAGAGTTATAAGTGCTCTTGTTGGTGCAAATGTATCTTTAAATAATTTAATTGTATCCGGTGATCTAGAAGTACAAGGCAATCTTGTAACTTTAAATGTGGTTTCCGTTTCAATTGAAGATAAGAATTTATTACTGGCAAATGGTGCCACTAATTCAGCCGCAGCAGATGGCGCAGGAATCACTATTGCGGGTGCTAATGCTGAAATAACATATCAAAATACCGGCGATAGAATTAATTTCAACAAACCGGTTAATGTTCAAGGCAATTTAACGATCGATGGTTCGTTTGTTGGCAATGGCTTAATAATTAGAAACATTGCTGTTACTGATGAAATATTAACAGGAAATATTTTAGGTCAAGGGTTTACATCTAATACAATTGTTGTATCCGAAACCTTAACTGGTAATATAATCACTGCAAATGTAGTAACTTCAAAAGAATGGTATGGCATTTATACTGCCAACGTACTAGAAACTTCGGGCAACCTGTACTATACAAATGATAGAGTATTCTCATTTGTAACAGGAATGTCTATAGGTGACCTTGTAGATGTTGCAAATATCTATACCCACAATGGCGGAGCTTATGTAGGTATACAGGAAGGACAAGCTTTAGTTTGGGATGGTAATGTATTTATTCCAGTATTCGTTAATAGTGAAGTTGCAAACGTAGCAGATCTTGCTGTTAAGGTTCTAAATTTAGAAAATCAAACTACTGCCAATGTCCGTGAAGCAGCATCCAATCTATACTTTACAAATACTAGAGTATTAGATGCGATTTCACTTGCAACTATTAATCCAAATAATATTAACGCAAATAATATTGTTGTAGATAGTATTACTGCAAATATTTGGAACAGAATATATACGGCAAATGTAATTGAAACTGCAGGTAATTTATATTTTACCACACAAAGAGCTAGAAGTTCCGTTTCAAACAGTACAGGTGTTTATTATAGTTCAGACAATGGGGTGTTCTCAATTGGACAAGATGTTGCAATAACATCCGATGTTCAATTTAGAGATTTAACACTATCAGGTAATTTATTCATATTAGGTAATGTCGCAATTATTGCAGCCAATACCTTAGAAATTAATGATCCGATTATACATCTTGGTTTAGGTAATCCAGGTGATCAGTGGGATATTGGATTCGTTGGGCATTATGTAGACGCCGGGGACAGACACACAGGTCTCTTTAGAGATGCAACTGATAAGAAATTTAAATTTTTCAGCAATACAACTGTAGATCCTAGTAATGTAAATTATATCGATACTACTGAAGATTCATTTAGATTAGCTTCAGTTGTTGCAGAGACATTTGAAGGTAATGTAATTGGTACTGTAAGCAGTATCGCCAATCATAATACTGATGCTCTTGCTGAAGGCGTAAATAACCTTTACTATACCAATGCAAGAACTGTCCAAACAGTAACACCATTATTAACTACTGCAAATGTAGTAGAATTAACTAATCAATATTTTACTAACGTTAGAGTTCTACAAGCAGTAGAACCAAGATTAACTACTGCAAATGTAGTAGAATTAACTAATCAATATTTTACTAACGTTAGAGTTCTACAAGCAGTAGAACCAAGATTAACTACTGCTAATGTAACAGAACTAGATAATCTATATTTTACCAATGCTCGTGTTCTAGCTAATGTAGAACAAATGAGTGTTAATGTGTTTGCTGATGTTGATATTTCAGGTGTTGCTGTAAATGCAACATTAGTTTGGGATGGTACGAAGTTTGTTCCAGGTTCTACAGATACGTCTTTAAGATCTAACTTCGCAAATGCTGCAACTTTTGCTAACATTGCAGGATCATCTAATGTTGCCCTACTTGCAGACTTAGCTAATTTAGTATCTTCGTTAAGTAATCATAATACTTCGAATCTTGCTGAAGGTACTAACTTATATTATACAAATAGTAGAGTTTTATCAGCATTAGTTTTTGCAAATGTTTTAGTTGCGGATTTAACAGCAGCAGGTAATCTTGTTGCAAATGGTCTAATCATCCGCGGTATTAATGTTAATGATAATTTTCTGACGGGCAATATTAACATTACGAATATTGCCGCAGCAAATGTAATTAATGCAAATATTATTTCTGCGCAGCAATGGCAAGGAATTTATACTGCCAATGTAATTGAATCGCCAACAAATTTATACTTTACTAATACCAGAGCAATTTCTGTAGTAACGCCTTTATTAACTACGGCGAATGTAAATGAATTTGGATCGAATCTTTACTTTACACCTGAAAGAGTAGTTCAGACAGTAACGCCTTTATTAACTACGGCGAATGTAAATGAATTTGGATCGAATCTTTACTTTACACCTGAAAGAGTAGTTCAGACAGTAACGCCTTTATTAACTACAGCAAACGTAAATGAAACAGGTGCAAATCTATATTTTACCCCTACAAGAGTAGTTCAAACAGTAACGCCTCTATTAACTACAGCAAACGTAAATGAAACAGGTGCAAATCTATATTTTACAAATGCGAGAGTTTTAGCTTCTCTTGTTAATGCAAATGTTCTAGTTGCAGATTTAACAGCAGCAGGTAATTTAGTAGCAAATGGTTTAATTATTCGCGGTATTAATGTTACTGATGCTGTACTAACAGGCAATCTTACCGTTACTAATATTACAAATGGTAATGTAATTATTGCGAATGTTATTTCTTCACAAGTTTGGCAGAATTTATATTCCGGCAACATAATTGAATCCACAAATCTATTCTTCTCAAATGCAAGAGTAAATGTAGCAGTTCGTCCGATGATGACGACTGCAAATGTGGTAGAAAAGGATAACCTATATTTTACAATTCAACGAGTATTTGATACCTTATCATATGCAAATTTAGGATTAAACAATCTAACAGTTATCGGTGATTTAGAAGTACTTGGGAATACCGTTACTCTAAATACCGGTATTCTTACTGTTGAAGATAAAAACATTACGCTGGCAAATGGATCTACTTCTGCTGCGGTAGCAGATGGTGCAGGTATTCATGTCGCCGGCGCCGGCGCCAATATCATTTATGAAGTCGCAGGTGATGTTTGGGGCTTTAATAAAGATATTAGAGTTACCGGCAATATAATTGCAACCGCAAACTTAATTGCGAATGGCTTAATAATCAGAAACATTAACGTATCTGATACTGTTCTTGCAGGTAACGTAACAGGTACGGCTGTTACTGGAGCAAATTTATTAGCTGATAGTGTAACAGCTAATATTTGGAATAGATTATATACTGCAAATGTAATTGAAACTGCAGGTAATTTATATTTCACAACTGCAAGGGCAAGAGCATCCTTTACTGCTGGCGAAAATGTTACGATTACTGATGGTGAAATTTCAGCACAATTAGGATCTACAGTTGTAGTTAATGATAGCACAACAGTTGTGGCTGCAGCAAATACTTTAACCTATTCAATGGGTAGAAATATAACTGATCCAAGAAACGTATTAGTTATTATCGAAGGTTTATTGCAGATACCTACAACAGATTATACTGTTAGTGGTTCTAGTTTAACATTAACCTCGCAGCCTCCGGTTGGTACTAGTATTGAAATAAGATTCTTTGGTACTGAGGCATTTAGATCTACTACACCATCAACACTTGCTACAGTTAATACATTTGTTGGTAACGGAGCAAATTCTAGTTTCAATTTAACAGTTAGTCCTCCAAGTAAATCATATGTTACCGTAGTTATTGACGGTGTTACGCAATTAGCTGAAGCATATGAAATAGTAGGTACAACTTTAATTTTAGATGAAGCACCAGATAATTCTGCAAATATTGATGTAAGAATTATAACCGGTGTTGGTACAGGTGCATTCAACACCAGAACATTTAATGGCGACGGTGCCAATACTAATTTTACAATTACTTCAGGGTTTTCCAACGATACTATACTTGTATTTGAGAATGGTGTTGCGCAGGTACCTGTTACCGATTATAATGTTTCAGGAACCACATTACAATTTACAACAGCACCCGCACCAAATGTAATTGTTCAAATTAGGGAATTAGGAGTGGTTCCGAACGTAAGTCAACAATCTAATAATTTAGTTTTTGTTATGGCAAATTCATTACATTGGCAAGGCGAAACTATTACAACAGTTTCTGCAGCATTAAATCAATTAGCAGCTAGACTATACACCGCAGGTTATTAAACATAAATAATTTATATGGCAAGAAGAATAAGCAGATTACAAATAGAAACAAGTGCAGCTAGTAACAATGACATACTGGTTGTGGAGGCTGGCGACTTTGTTTTTAAGAATCTTGCCAATGTCTACGCTGGCATTAGTCCAAATTCAAATGTGGAAGGTAATATTAGATTTACCGGTTCGGTAACTGCTAATTCTTTTGCTTCTGCAGGCACGGGTACTCCCACAGTAAGTTCTGAAACAAGTATTAATCTAAGTGCTAATGGTGCAAATGGTGGCGCAGTAGTAGTACAAAATTCAGCCTTAAGATTAAGATCATATTCTACTGGAAATTTATCCTCTCTTACTGCAGTTGAGGGAGATCTAGTTTACAATAATACAACTAAAACTCTCCAATTTTATAATGGTACAGTTTGGGCAAACGTCTAAGAATTAGATAAAGAATCAAATGGCAAAACTAAAGATATCAGAATTATCAAAGATTACAACAGCAAATCCAACCGATTTACTGTATATCGTTCAGTCTAATGCGAGTAGAAGCATTAGCGTAAACGATTTACTTAAGAACTTTGCCAGTCAAACCTTAAGCGGTAATGTATCTTTTGGTGGCACTCCTCAGGTAATTAATGGCGCAGGCACAGTAGATTTAACTACTCCGATAACCTTTATTAGAGTCGGCGGTTCATTACAAACAGTTTCTATTCCCCGTGGTGCTAATGGACAGTTAAAACTTGTTACGACAGTTAGTACCTCCGGCGGAGTTTCAAGACTTTCAGGAAATATCTCAGGCGTAGATTTAAATTTCTCGGCAGTTGGCGATAACGCTCTTCTAGTATATACGGGTGGCGAATGGAGAGTTATTGCACAATCAGAATTTAGATCAGCAAACTCATATGTAACTTCTGTAAACGGCGAAGGTCCTGGTACTGTAGTTTTAACCACGGCAAATATTGCAGAAGGTGTAAATCTTTACTATACAAATTCAAGAGTTAGATCAGCTATTACTGTTTTAGGTGATGCAACCTACAATCAAGCAAACGGTATTTTAACTGTTCTTGGCGGTGTAACTTCAGTCAATGGATCGAACGGTGCAGTAGTTCTAACTACATCAAATATTTCTGAAGGTGTAAATTTATACTACACCAACGCAAGAGTAAGATCTGCCTTCACTATTACAGGCACAGGTTCTTATGATCAGGCAAATGGCATTATCAACGTAGTAGGTGGAGTAACCTCCGTCAATGGTGCAACGGGTGCAGTAGTTTTAGATACAGATGATGTTGCCGAAGGCCCTAATAGTCTTTACTATACAAATAGCAGAGTAATTTCAGCAGTCAGCGCACCGGATAATATCTTCTTTGGTAATCTAATACCGAAGGGCAATGAGCTTTATAATTTAGGTTCTCCTACAAATAGATGGAAAACTCTTTTCATTGCAGCAAATACCATTGACTTAGGTGGTGTCACAATTTCCGCAGGAGACGGTGGCATAAGTCTACCAGTAGGTTCAACCATTGGTGGAGTTAACCCTGGTGCGATTCAAATTAAGGGCGAACTTGCAGATGCGAATTTATTGCCAATTACGGCAACTGCAGGCGATGGCTATTTAATTACAAGTAATTTGTATGTTTGGAATAGTACATCTTGGTCTAATTTAGGAAGAATTGAGGGACCAAAAGGTGCAACAGGTCCGATTGGCCCCGTAGGAGCAACAGGTCCACAAGGTTCTACTGGTGCAGCAGGTACTAGCGTAACAATTGTAGGTACGGTTGCCAATGTAGATTTACTTCCCCCATCTGCTCCCGATGGCGCAGGTTATCTGATTGAAGGTAACCTATATGTTTACTCAGCAAATATTGTAACAAACGTAGGTAGAATTGAAGGCCCAATGGGGGCGACAGGCCCAACAGGTAACACAGGAGCTACCGGCCCAATTGGTATAACTGGTGCAACCGGATTGCACATTGTTACTGCGAATCTAATCGCAAGTAATTTAATTATTACTCTTAATGATTCAAATACGATTAATGCCGGAATAGTTGTAGGTGCAACAGGTTCTACTGGACCGCAAGGTTCTACAGGACCCGAAGGCCCAACCGGTGCCACCGGTTTAGTAGGTCCAACAGGAATTCAAGGAGCAACCGGCCCAACGGGCCCCACAGGTCCTGTAGGTCCAACAGGATTTACTGGGTTAACCGGATCTACAGGTATTCAAGGTGCAACAGGAACAGGCTTAACAGGTTCTACAGGACCTACGGGACCGCAAGGTTCCACCGGTATTCAAGGTGCAACAGGTCCACAGGGATCTACAGGTGTTCAAGGCCCTACAGGAGCTACTGGTATTCAAGGTGCAACAGGACCTACAGGGCAAACAGGATTGGGCTTTAATATTGCTAAAACATATTTAAGTGTTGCAGCATTGACCGCCGACACTTCTCCAACGGGTATTATTGCAGGCGAATTTGCTCTCATTGAAACCGGCGATGTGGAGAATTCAGAAAATAGTAGACTATATCTATGGAATGGAAGTGTATATTCTTATGTTAACGATTTAAGTGGTGCTGCAGGTATTACTGGTCCTCAAGGCGCAACAGGCGTTGGTGCCACAGGTTTAACGGGACCTACCGGATTAACCGGTCCTACTGGTTTAACTGGACCTACGGGTATTACAGGCGCTACAGGAATAGGTGCGACGGGCCCAACGGGTGCCACAGGTAGCCAAGGCGCCACTGGAATAGGTTCGCAGGGAGCTACAGGGCCGATTGGAGCAACGGGATTAACTGGTGCTACAGGTTTAACGGGCCCCACAGGTCCTACCGGCATTGAAGGTCCTACAGGTCCTCAAGGTGCTACAGGAGTTGAAGGACCAACCGGTCCTCAAGGTGCTACAGGATTAACAGGACCTACTGGTTTAACTGGTCCTACTGGTTTAACAGGCCCAACAGGTATAACGGGTCCAACCGGTCCGCAAGGTGCCACTGGCGTAGGAGCAACAGGTTTAACAGGTCCTACGGGTGTAACAGGTCCTACAGGACCCACGGGTGCTACAGGAGTAGGTGCAACAGGTTTAACAGGTCCTACAGGTGCAACTGGCGCAACAGGATTATATGTAACCTCCGCAGCCGTAACTGCAGGCAATTTGATATTATCATTAAATGATGCAAATACAATTAATGCAGGTTTTGTAATTGGTGCTACAGGTATAGGAGCAACAGGGCCTACAGGACCTACTGGTGCGACAGGACCTACAGGGCCAACAGGACCCACAGGCGCAACTGGAGCAGCAGGTGGTTTCTCTACAGGTTCTAATGCACAAGTTAATTCTTTAGGTATAGGTACGCCAGCTTCGGGAGTAGCCGGAGAAATTAGAGCAACAAATAACGTTACTGCATATTATTCTGATGATAGATTAAAAACAAGATTAGGTACTATTGAAAATGCTTTAGATAAAGTAAAATCTTTAGTTGGATTCTATTATCATGCAAATGAAACCGCCCAACAAATGGGATACGCTACGCAACAAGAAGTAGGTATTTCTGCACAGGATGTTGAAAAAATTATGCCAGAAGTTGTTGCGCCTGCGCCAATTGATGATAGATATCTAACAGTTAGGTATGAAAGATTAATCCCTCTGATCATTGAAGCCATTAAGGAATTAGATAAGAAAATTGATGATCTGAAGGAGAGATAATGGCTCTTTTAAATGACGGAGAAATTAGTCTAGGTGGTAGTTCTACAGGTAGATCTATAAATTTAGAATTAAGCAAATTACCCGCAGCCATAGTTAGTCTTAATGATTCGGATGTACGAAGTCTAGCCGGCATTCTATCCGGCACTATTTCCCTAGAAAATTTTTACGGTAAATCTGTCTACATATATGGGCAGGAAGAATTTACCTCGGCTGGAACCTACACCTGGGTTTGTCCAGAAGGAGTTACCGCAGTATCTGTTTTATGCATAGGCGGTGGCGGCGGCGGTGATGCAGGTTCTGATCTTATTGGCGTAGGTGGAGGCGGCGGTGGCGGCGGTCTTGCCTACAGAAATAATATTTCCGTTATACCAGGACAAAGCTATACCATAGTTGTAGGTGCAGGCGGATTCGGTCAGATTACAGTGAATAGAGTAACTACACAAGTAAGTACAGATGGTGGACAATCTAGCGCATTTTCCTGCATTGCGACGGGCGGGGCAAAAGGTGCCAGAACTGCTGCCACAGTCGTAATTGGTTCAACCGCGGATGGCGATGGTGGGGGAAGATCGGGAGTATTTAATGGTGGGGCATCAGGCGGAGTAGGTGGTTCAATCGACACTTCCGTTTTAGGATTTAGAGGACCTGGGGGTGGCGGAGCTGCAGGTTATACTGGCACAGGAGGCTATGGCGCACGTGGTCAAAGGGCATCTGGCACACCAACTTCTGCTGCAGGATTTGCTGGAGGACCAGGAGCAGGTGGCGGCGCAGGCGGTGGAGGCTCAGCTTTTAGAAGCGATGTTGTTAGAGTAGCCACCGGAGCAGGTGGAGGTGGTGTAGGAATTTATGGCGCAGGTCCCAATGGCGCAGGTGGCACGGGTGGTTCCTCAACCGTAGCTGCGGTGGATGGTGGTGATGGTTCAAGTGGTTCTTTTGGCTATTATGGTGCAGGTGGAGGTGGAGGAGTAGGTGGAGATTCTAGATCAGCACAGGACGGAAAAAACGGTGCGGTAAGAATTATTTGGCCTGGTCAATTAAGAGCATTCCCACAAACAATTACAGAAAATGTATAAAGAATATATTGTTAGCTTAAATCGAGGTGTGGATTACGACGCTTTCTGGAATCAAATAGAAAACGAGAGCGAAAACGATTCCTTTGTACCATCTAGACGAGTAGAAATAATTAATAATAGAGATGGTAGCTCACGTAGTTGCCATTATTCTTTAACAGATGAAGAAGCGGCAAACTTAAAAAATGATTCTAGAGTTTATTCGGTTGAAATTCCCCCTGATCAAAGAGACGATGTAAAAATTGGTCTAAGAGCTTTTCAGGTAGGAGACTTTTCAAAAGGAAATTCTTCTTCGGGTGACAGAAGAAACTGGGGATTAAAAAGGATAAACGAAGCAACAAATGTCTATGGCACAGGTAATACTGCAAATGATATTTACAAGTATATCTTAGATGGCACAGGCGTAGATGTAGTTATACAAGATAGCGGTATTGAAGTTGCTCATCCTGAATTTAAAGATGATGCGGGCAGCTCAAGAGTACAACAAATAAATTGGTATACTGAAAGTGGCTTAGGTGGAACACAGAATGCAAATCATTACAGAGATTTTGATGGCCATGGAACTCACGTAGCAGGAATTGTTGCAGGCAAAACTTTTGGTTGGGCAAAAAATGCAAGAATATATTCCCTGAAGGTTAATGGTCTTGAGGGAGCAGGCGATACTAACACAGGTATTTCCATTACAGATTGCTTTGATGTAATTAAACTTTGGCATAGAAGAAAACCAATAGATCCTAAAACAGGATTTAGAAGACCAACCATTGTTAATATGAGTTGGGGATATAGTTTAACATATTCAAGTGTATCATCTGTAACCTATAGAGGAACAACTTACACTGACGGAAGTACTACAGGAGATGCTGCATACCGCTGGACAAATTATGGCTTAGTTAATTTGACCAGTGGAGGAAACTTTGTAACTAATTTTAGATTGGGTTCTGTTGATACAGATATACAAGAATTAATAGATGAGGGAATACATGTTGTAATTGCGGGTGGAAATAATTATCATAAAATAGATGTACCATCAGGAGTAGATTATAATAATAGTTTTGTAACTGGTGGTTCCACATATGAATATCATAGGGGGTCTAGTCCGTATGATGATGAGGCATTAAAGGTTGGAAATATTGATACCATCACTTTTAACGCAGTACAAGACCAAAAAGCACATTCAAGTGAAACAGGGCCAGGTATAGATATTTGGGCACCGGGTGCAAACGTAGTAAGTGCAACAAGTAACATTAATGAATATAGCAATGTTTCATATAATTTAGATTCAGGTTTTAAGCAAATTAATTTAAGCGGTACATCTATGGCAGCCCCGCAGGTATGCGGAGTAGGCGCACTTGTTTTACAATTAAATCCAGGATTAACCCCTGCAAATTTAAAGAACTGGTTTGTTACAAAAGCAGTAAGTAATTCGGTTATATATACTTCGAATGTCAACAATGATTACACTAATACAAGATCGTTGTTAGGCGGAAATAATAGATTTTTATATAATCCATTTGGTATAGAATCAGATTGTAATTTAGTTGGTCCTGTAACCATTACCAATGGAGCATTTACTTTAGAAAAATAATATGCAATTTGAATTGACTGAAGATAATTTTATTATGTTTGCGGTAAAAAATTACGATAATCCTGGTTGTGTGGGGATGGATGAATTTTATGATGACTTAAAAAGATTTAAGTATATAAAAAGATTACTTAGAAAACATAATGTTGGTAAAGATTTAAAAGAAAGATTAATTTTAAATCACATTATAGTTCTTGGTAATTTGTTTGGGGTTGAAGCCACAACTAAAATGTTATTTTTTAAACTTGAGAAAAAGTTTTGGCCTCAGATAAAAACCTTTTTAGTATTTCTAAATTATATGCCATTAAAAGTTATAGTATCACCGGGTGTGGAAATTTTAGATATAGACATACCGATCGACGAAAAAATTTTTGAAACTTTAAAGACAATCTAATATGGGACGATTTGTAGATTCAATTATTGCTTATAGAATTTTAACATTATTAGTTACTCCTTTTGAAAATACTGAGGCATTTCGTCGCGGAATAATTGATACCAAAGGCAAAGAATTAAAAAAGATGAGCGATCTTAAATCTGTTGAAGATAGAGACGCTTATACTTTATTACATAGATTAGTATATAGAATAAAAAGAATAATAGAGAAAGTGCCCATTGATAATAAAAAGATTGTATCTTTAGCTGCGGCATATTCTCTAATTAAAGAACATCTGAATAATAATAAAGAACCAATAAATTTAGAAGAACAATATCTTAAAAGACTAGATACTAATCTTAACGAAGAAGTTGCTTATTTAGAAACACTTATGGAAAAGAACAAGATGTTTACGTTTAAGCAATTTACTGAGGAAAATGGTCCAGTCGCAGCAGCTCCCGCAAATAACGCAGCAGCTACACCTGGCATTGCAGGTTTAGGAAAAGATGTACCTGTTAGTGTAAAAGCGCAAAAAAGATATACCTCTAAAAATTCTAAATTTATGTTTAGACGAGGAAAAGTAAATGGCTGAGCAAAAGATTAGAGATCTAGATACAGATATTAGAGTGTCTGTTTTAGAAACTCAGGTTAATTCGTTAACTCATGATCTTGAGAAAATAGAAAAGAAAATTGATGATAACTATTCAGTTCTCCACACCAGAATAAATGAATTGGATGAGGCGTTTGAAATAAAAAATGAAAAGATATTGAAAAAGATAGATGACCATAGTTTGGCAAGCACCCAACACACCAGAGAACTTTTGGATAAGATTAATAAAATCGAAAAATGGAGATGGATGATTATGGGCGGGGCCTTGGTTGCTGGTTATGTTCTGGCACATATTAGAATGGAAAATCTATTTTAACACTTGACATTCTACCTGTGATATAATATAATTTAGGCTTATATAGGAGCCTAAATGTCTTTATTTGTCGATCTAAAATATTTAAAATTAGTTAGTTCACAACTGCCCCTTTTTAAACAAAAGGGCGATCATCTATATAATTGCAGATGTATCATCTGTGGTGATTCTTCCAAAAAGAAAAATAGAGCAAGGGGATACTTTTACTCATCGAAGAACGAACTGTATTATAAGTGTCACAATTGCAGCGCTTCTATGCACTTTGGTTCATTTCTAAAACAGTTTTTTAATGTACAATATAATCATTATGCTTTAGAAAGATATGGTCAAGGAATTCCAAAAAATAAACCTCATCAAAGTGTTGAGGAAAAATTTAAAATGGCTGAACCTGTTTTTGAAAAGAAAACCGAAAGACTTATTGATAAAATTTTAGATAGAGTAGATACCTTACCCGAGGATCATATTGCAGTAAAGTTTTGCGAAAAAAGAAAAATTCCTGTAGAAAAGTATGAGGATATATACTTCATTGATAATGTTAAAAACATAGAACAACTAAGTGAAAAATATAAAAACAAAATAGAAACAAGTGAGCCTAGACTCGTACTTCCTTTTTATGACAGAGATGGGCAAATGACGGGAGTTACTTGCAGGGCATTAGGAAAAGAAACTCTAAGATATTTGACTATTAAAGTTAAAGAAGATGAAATACTCGCATTTAATTTAGATAAGGTAAATACTGAAAAAGATATTTTTGTAGTTGAAGGTCCTATTGATAGTTTGTTTTTGCCTAACGCTATTGCAGTAGCAGGAACAGCATTTGTTAAACTTAACACACTTGATTTGCCTAAAGATAAATTAACAGTTATTTTAGATAATCAACCTCGCAATAAAGATGTTTGTAAAATAATAGATAAAATGATCGACGGCGGATATAAAGTAGTTATCTGGCCTCAGTCATTGGTGGAAAAAGATATTAATGACATGGTGCTTGCTGGTAAGAAACCATTAGATATAATTAAAAAGAGTACATATCAGGGACTTGAAGCAAAAATTAAATTCACTGAATGGAAGAGGTGCTAAATGAAGGTTTACATTAACAAATACAAAGATCATTGGATAAGTCCATATACAGTAATTGATCGCATTTTCTTCTGGACTGAATGGTCCAAGTGCAGTCGTGATCGTAGTGCTATTATTGATGATGCCAAATATGTCGAGCATCCTGAATGGGTAGATAAACTAGCAGACTTTTTAAATCCAATTTCTGTAGCTATTCAATCGGTGTTAGATAAAATTGATCGCAAGATTGATTATGTTAAAATTGATCGTTGGGATACTTGGAGTATGGACAATACTTTAAGTCATATTGTTCTACCTATGCTAAAACAACTAAAAGAAACTAAGCATGGTTCTCCCTATGTAGACGATGATGACGTACCAGAAGAATTAAGATCAACGTCTGCTCCTCCTAGAAAAAATGAATGGGATACAGATGATAATCATTTTAAGCGTTGGGATTATGTTCTTGATGAGATGATCTTTGCCTTTGAGCATAAAGTTAGTGATGATTGGCAAGATAATTTCCGTTCCGGTGAAATTGATATGATCTGGACACCCGTTGATGCGGATGGTAAAGAAGTACCAAAGGGAGAGCATAAATTTTATACGATGAAAGATGGACCTAAGCACACATATGTTTGTGACTATGATGGAATAAAGGCGATCGAAGATCGTATGCAGAATGGTTTTAGACTTTTCGGAAAATACTATCAAGGATTGTGGGACTAGAAATGACGATAGAACAAGAAAGAGCGTTTAACGATTGGTGGAATAAGTACTATAAATCTTCCAGCGATATACAAATAAAAGAAGCTGCAAAAGAAGCTTGGATTGCGGCAGTAGAATACTCAGAAAATAAAAGTGATAGAAATTTTAGATGGGATGGTATTATTAAATGAAAGTAAATTTGATTAGCTATTCCGAACCTGCAGGAACAATGCCGGCGGATATTGATAACATGCAAGACTTGGTGGCATATTGTGCAAGAGTTTCAAATCCATCAAACCAACTTAATACGGAAACTTCTGAAAAATTAATCAGATATCTAATTAAAAATCAGCACTGGTCTCCATTGGAAATGGTGAGTGTTTGTCTTGAGATAATAACCACACGAGATATTGCTAGACAAATGCTTAGACACAGAAGTTTTAGTTTTCAAGAGTTTAGCCAAAGATATGCAGACCCCGTACAGGAGTTAGAATTTGTAACTCGTGAAGCAAGATTGCAGGATACGAAAAATCGTCAGAACAGCATAGAGATGAATTTTTCTAATACTGAACATAGAGAAATCTCAAGGCTCTGGCAAGAAAAACAACAAGAAATTATCAGATTGGCCAAGGAAAATTACGTTTGGGCCATAAATAATGGTATAGCTAAAGAACAGGCCAGGGCTGTTCTGCCCGAAGGCCTTACTACTAGCCGACTGTATATGTCCGGAACTCTACGGAGCTGGATACATTATATACAACTTAGGTCGGAAAACGGAACACAAAAAGAACACGCGGAAATAGCAAAGGCTTGTGCCGAAGTCATTTCCTCTATTTTCCCAATGATTAAAGAGTAAACTATTATGTGGATACTTAATTTCTTACCCGATTCTTTTCTGGTACTTGTAGTACATGCAATCACGCTGTTAGGTATTATTGGTCTTACCGTCGGATTTTTCCTAGGGTTTATACCATTAATCAGAACATATTCTAAAACAATTAAAATCGCAAGCACGGTTATTCTTCTAGCAGGTGTTTATCTGCAAGGGGGTCTTGATACTGAAATGGAATGGAGACAACGTGTTGCTGAGATGGAAGAAAAAGTTAAAGTTGTAGAAAAGAAAGTCGAAGTAACAAACACTAAAATTAAAACTAAAATTGTAACAGTCAATAAACTTATTGAGAAAAAGGGACAAAAGACTGTAGAATATATCGATAGAGAAGTTGTAAAGTATGATAACAGTTGCGTCATTCCAAAAGAATTTGTAAGAGCTGTTAATGACGCTGCAGCAAAAGTAGACGTAAAAGAAGGAGAAGGACAATGAACAAAATTTTTCTATTTTTAACTTCTCTGTTTCTGGTTGGTTGCTCAACCACAGTACCTGTAGTTATGAAGTTCCCCGCAGCACCCGAAGAACTAAGACAACCGTGTCAGGATTTATCTGTCTTGAATGAGGAAGCAAAACTTAGTGATGTAGCGAAATCAGTTTCTTCAAATTATACACTTTATCATAAATGTGCAAGCAAAGTAGATCTATGGAATGAATGGTATACTGAACAAAAGAAAAATTTCGAATCTTTAAAATAATAATAACCGGAGTAAAGAATGGCAGAAAATATGGTACATGGGATTGTTGTCGATTATTCTAGAGACACACTATTCGATGAGTTGGGTATTAAAAGACTAAAAGATAGTTACATGAAGGAAGAAGAACAATCTCCTCAAGAAAGGTTTGCCTATGTTTCAAAAGCTTTCGGATCTAACAAAGACCATGCTCAGCGCCTTTACGATTACAGCTCTAGGCACTGGCTTTCTTATTCTACTCCTATTCTTTCTTTTGGGCGTAGTAAGCGTGGCCTTCCTATTAGTTGCTTTCTTCCCTATCTGGATGATAGCGCAGAAGGTCTTGTCAACACACTTTCGGAAGTCAACTGGCTTTCGATGCTAGGTGGAGGAGTTGGAATTGGACTGGGTATTCGTTCTGCTGATGACAAGTCAGTTGGCATTATGCCTCATCTTCGAACGTATGATGCATCCTCGCTTGCGTATAGACAAGGTCGCACTCGTCGCGGCAGTTATGCTACATATCTTGACATTAACCATCCTGACATATTACTTTATCTAGAGATGAGAAAGCCCACAGGCGATCCTAATATGCGGGCGTTGAATTTACATCACGGAATCAACATTACAGATGATTTCATGAATTTGGTAGAGAAGTGTATGATTGATTCTCAGGCAGATGATACCTGGGAATTGAGAGATCCTCATTCTGGAGAGGTTCGAGATACAATTTCTGCCAGAGAACTTTGGCAGCGCATTCTCGAAATTAGAATGATGACGGGTGAACCATATCTACATTTTATTGATACAAGTAACAGGCACATGCCAAAGTTCCAAAAAGAACTGGGACTTAGTATTAGACAATCTAATTTGTGTTCTGAAATTATTTTACCTACAGATAAGAAACGTACTGCAGTTTGTTGCCTTTCGTCTGTTAATTTGGAGTATTATGATGAGTGGAAAGATAACAAACTTTTTCTTCGGGACGTCGCGGAGATGCTGGATAACGTACTTCAGTATTTTATTGACAATGCTCCTGATGCTATTTCTAGAGCCAGGTTCTCTGCTGAGCAAGAGCGCAGCATTGGTGTGGGGGCTCTTGGCTTCCATGCTTATTTACAGAAGAATAATATTGCCTTCGAAAGCCCGATGGCGATAGGAAGAAATAAACAAATCTTCAAACACATCAGGGGAAAATTAAATGAAGCGAATATTGCCTTGGCGAAAGAACGAGGTGAAGCTCCGGATGCTACAGGTACTGGTAACCGCTTCAGCCATCTCATGGCTATTGCACCCAATGCTAGCTCTTCTATCATCATGGGCAACACTAGCCCTAGCGTTGAACCTTATCGAGCAAATGCATATAGACAAGATACGCTCAGCGGATCATCTTTAAATAAAAACAAGTATTTAGATTCAATTATTCGCAAAGAAGCAGAATCTCATAAGGATGGTTGGTATGAGGAAGTCTGGTCAAGTATTATCGCAAATGATGGTTCGGTGCAACATCTAGAATGGATGGATGGATGGACAAAAGATGTATTCAAAACATCTATGGAAATAGATCAGCGCTGGATCATTGAACACGCTGCAAATAGACAGGAATATATAGATCAAGCACAATCTATTAATCTTTTCTTCAGACCAGATGCAAACGTAAAATATCTACATGCAGTACATTTTATGGCATGGAAGTTAGGTCTAAAAACTCTTTACTATTGCCGCTCCGAAAAGATTGGTAAAGCGGATAAAGTATCAAAGAGAATTGAAAGAGAAGTCATTAAAGAAATTGATATGAAAGCTATGATCGAAGGAGATGCTTGTTTAGCCTGCGAGGGATAAAATGAAAGGCACCATAGCCTTATTTTTAAATCATCCAAAGTGTTCTGTACAATCAGGCAATGGTATTATCAAGGCATTAGATCCTTATTATCATTTTAAGATTTTTACAAAGCATGATATAGAAAGTAAATTCTTTGATGATGTGGATATGGTTTGCTTTCCTGGGGGAGTCGGTGACATGACTTCCTTCTCGTCTATGCATCCTGAGACAAAGAAACTAGTTAGAAACTATGTTAGACGAGGCGGAAAGTATCTTGGTATTTGCATGGGTGCCTATTGGGCAGATTCAAAGTTTTTTAATATTCTTGATGATGTGAGAGTGGTACAATATATTAAACAACCCAATGTAAATACCAGGAGACCTCATGCAAAGGCAATGCCGGTAACATGGCGAGGTGTTGAAGATAAAATATTCTTTTTTGATGGTTGTACCTACGTAGGAAATAAGTTTAAAACCATTGCTAAGTATGAAACAGGCCACCCAATGGCTATTATACAAAACAATGTTGGTCTAATAGCATGTCATCTTGAAAGTGAAAAATATTGGTATGATGATTATTCTTGGATGCCGAAACACTGGCATAATTACAGACATCAAAAATTATTAGTTGATTTTGTAGATACACTATACAGGAGTTAGAATGGTGGGTGAAATTTTAGTATGGGGATTCTTTTCTGCTTTTGGTTGGATGGCGGCAAATTGGACAGCTGATAAAATTATACCAGAAAAACCTAAGCAGGAGGTTCAAGTTTGTACTGCCTGGGAGGAAAAAGATAATGGTGATGGTACAAGAACAAGATCAAGAACCTGCAATTTTTTAAAGGAGTAGCATGAATGCTTAGTATTTCAGAATCAGCTACCAAAAAAATTAAAGAAATAATTGACGAAGAGAGCAACCCGGATTTAAAATTAAGAATATTTGTGCAGGGTGGCGGTTGCTCAGGATTTCAATATGGGTTTACCTTAGATGAAAAAACTGAAGAGGATGATTTTTCTTTTGAGAAAAACGGAGTACAAGTGTTAGTAGATTCTATAAGTATGCAGTATTTGAATGAAGCGGAAATAGATTATGAAAAGACTTTGACTTCTGCAGAATTTAAAATTAAAAATCCAAACGTAAAGGCAACCTGCGGTTGCGGGTCAAGTTTCACTATAGATTAAGAAACGGAAAAATCTCATGTTAGAACCATAATCTAAAGGTAGACTTAACCCTCACTGGAATTATAATAGAAAGGCAAAACCGTAAAATGAATGAAGCTCACAAAAAATTAAAACTTACAGATGAAAGATCATATTTTAAGCCCTTTAAATATCCTCAATTCTATGATGCCTGGCTAAAACATGAACAAAGCCATTGGCTGCATACAGAAGTCCCTATGTTAGAAGATGTAAAGGATTGGAAGAAAAAATTAACAGATGCAGAAAAACAATTTTTAACTAATATTTTTAGATTTTTTACTCAGGGCGATGTTGATGTTGCCGGAGGATATGTAAAGAACTATCTTCCTCACTTCCCACAACCTGAAGTAAGAATGATGTTAGCAGGATTTGCAGCAAGAGAAGCATTACATATTGCCGCATATTCTCATTTAATTGAAACACTTGGCATGCCCGAGTCTACGTATAATGATTTTTTAGAATATCAGGAGATGAGAGATAAACATGATTACGTTCTTGGTATTAGCTCACAGAATGGCGATGCTGCTAGTACTGCTACTCATATTGCAGTATTCAGTGCTTTCACCGAAGGGATGCAATTATTCAGTTCCTTTATCATGTTACTTAACTTTCCTAGACATGGAAAGATGAAGGGCATGGGGCAGATTGTTACCTGGTCTATTGTGGATGAAACACAGCACGCCGAGGCAATGATTAAGCTATTCCGAACATATATAGAAGAAAACAAGGAGATCTGGAACGATGAGCTTAAAGGGAAGATTTACACGATTGCGGAGAAGATGGTGGATCTTGAAGATAAGTTTATTGAACTTGCTTTTCGATCTGGCGCAATCGAAGGTTTAACTGAAAATGAAGTAAAAGAATATATTCGTTATATTGCGGATAGACGTCTTATTAGTTTAGGATTAAAAGGTATCTTTAAACGTAAAAAGAATCCTTTACCCTGGGTTGAGGAAATGATCAACGCACCAACGCATACTAACTTCTTTGAAAACAGAGCGACAGATTATGCTAAAGGTGCACTAAGTGGAAATTGGAATGATGTATGGGGCAAGGCGGCGTGAAGGAAGTGCCTATTCATTTTGTGGATAGGCGCAGACAAATTTGTACTTCATGTGAGCATTTGACTACCATTATTGGAGTTAAAAGTTGTAATGTATGCGGATGTGCTATCTGGGCTAAAACTATGCTCAGGGGCACATCTTGCCCAGAAGGAAAATGGAATGCCGAACAGGATTGATTATGCACATATGAAAACGGCAGAGAACTATGCCGAACTATCATATGCAAGAAGATTGAAGGTAGGTGCAATCGTAACCAAAGATGATAGAGTAATATCTATTGGTTATAATGGCACACCGAAAGGATGGGACAATAATTGCGAGGATGAGATTCGCACACCATCATTCTTAGAAAAACAACTAAAAACCAAACCTGAAGTAATACATGCAGAAGCCAATGCTATCGCAAAACTAGCAAGAAGTAAGGAATCTGGAGAAAATGCGTCGATGTACATTACCCATGCTCCTTGCTTCGATTGTGCAAAGCTTATATATACTGCAGGCATTAAGAAAGTTTTTTATCGTGAACACTATAGAAGTGAGCAAGGTATAAAATTTTTACATAAATGTGGAATAGAAGTGGAGAAAATATGAAAACAGGATTTACGTGTTCTACGTTCGATCTCTTCCATGCCGGGCATATTGTTATGCTTGAGGAGGCGAAACGACAGTGTGATTATTTAATTGTAGGTATTCAAATTGATCCTACTCTAGATAGATCAACAAAAAACAAACCGGTGCAATCTATAATTGAAAGACAACTTCAAGTAAAAGCCTGTAAATATGTAGATGAGGTTATTCTATATAGTACAGAAAAAGAACTAGAAGATATACTGATGACCTTACCTATTAATGTTAGAATCTTAGGTGAGGAGTATATGGACAAAGAATTTACAGGAAAAGATATTTGTCTGAAGCGAGGGATTAAACTGCACTATAATAAGAGAGATCATTATTTTAGCTCTACAGACCTTCGTAAGCGGGTGTTTGAGGCTGAGGCAAAAAGAAAGGGAATTTCATGGCAAGAAAACACTACGAGTGCTTCGAATGTGACGCAGTCTTCAAGATAAATCATGACCTAGACGAAAATTACTATAAAGTAATACACTGTCCTTTCTGTGGTACGGAGATGGATGGAGAGGATGATCGTTACGAAGAAGAAGGGTATGACGAAGACTTGTCCTAAATGCGGAACTGAGCACAAGAAACGCGGGGCATTTTGCAGCAGACCTTGTGCTAACTCTCGTCAATGGACAGAAGAACAGAAGCAGGTATTTTCAAAGAAGCAAAAAGAATATATGGCCAAGGATGAGTCCGAAGGTCATAGGTATAAAAAGTCTATTCAGACTACAATGCTACATAAAACTGGTCAAATGGGTAGGGGTATTGCAACTGAAAGAATTGAAGATGTGATGACCGACCCAGATGACTATTTTCTTGTCCCGCCTTCACAGGACATAAATCATTTTGTCGAGGATGGGGATTACTGGGAGGTGGTAGATGACCATAATAAATACTGATTTAGATATGGTATTATTATGTGGTTATATAAAGATGTTCCCTTAGAGGAAATTCCTGAAAATGCATATGGATATGTTTATTTGATAACAAACAATGTTACGGGTAAAAAATACATAGGTAAAAAATTGTTTTGGTTTAAAAAAACTAAAACGGTTAAAGGCAAAAAGAAAAGATTAAAAGCAGAATCTGATTGGAGAGAATATTGGTCTTCATCTGATGATGTAAAGAAAGATGTAGAGACCTACGGTAAAGATAATTTCATTCGAGAAATTCTTCATATCTGCCCTAATAAAGGATCATGTAATTATTTAGAAGCACGAGAACAAATGGATAGAAGAGTTCTTGAAACGGATGAATATTATAATGGTCAGATTCAATGCAGAGTACATAGAACACATATTAAGGTAAAATAATATTATGTCATTTTTAGTTGCGAACACGCCACCTGTTCATTGTTATATTCGTAAAGAATTTCTCTATGATTTTGAAAAAGGACACGGGGAATTTGAACCTTGTGTCTGGGTATCAATAAAAAGTATACGAGGACAAGCATTTAGAATAGAAGCATATTTACCTAATTACGGAGCTTTATATGATAAATTACCTTTACACGCTTTCGTTAGTAGAACAGAAAATCTACCTGGAGAATTTTTACCGCTAGACACTCTGCAAATTTGGGATTGCTTTGATTATGATATTGCGATCATACAAAAGGCATTTCTAAGTAATTTAAGTTGCAAATTCTATGCGAAAGATAAAAATTTCTACACAGGTAACTATCTGTTTACCGTCGACAATGCACATCCTGATAGAAATATAATCGACATGGGATACAGCGAATGGCCAGAGGATCATAAAAGCTTTAACTTTATTGAATTGGATAATGGTCAATACGCAGCACAACCTAATAATCGTTGTTTATTCTTCGATGCAGCAAGCAATCCAAAAGAATTAAAATTCCCAGACTTTAAAGTGTGTACTAAGAAATATATTGTAGAGCAAAATCCTAAATGGTCGTTGGGGGATTCAACAACAGTAATGTATGAATAATGATAGATTGTTCACATACCTTCTTCTTTTAACCGCATTGAGTATTTCTGCAGTAGCAGGATATTTCTCAATCGTTGGTCTGACTCTAATCTTCTCCGCGGCATTTTGGCCTATCGTAACGATGGGTGTGGTACTTGAACTAGG